CCGTAAAACTCGCGTTCTCTGTCTTTCAGCCGGAACTTGTCCAGCTTGTGCAGGTCAATCATACAGGTTCACTCCCTCAATCTCCGCACGGATTTCCAACGTATACAGATAGTCAGACATGTGCTCACGCTGTGCTTTTAGCAGCTCGATAGGGCATTTCAGCGTAAAATCAAGCGTGCCCGCCGCGTGCTTAACAAGTAGCCGATTCAGCTTTTCATAGCGTTCCTTCGTCTCGTGGTACTCGCGCTTCATGCGCTCCTGCCATGTGTCCGGCGCAGCGTTCTCGCCCTTCGGTTTATAGATCGTCCTCTTCATCAGCCGCAGCGCGTCCGCGCACATCGCGTGGAACTCCCGAAACTCTGTTGTATTCAATTTCCAGATTTCAAATGCATTTTCCGTAATCGCGTCTACAACCTTGATAGCTTCATCAATCGTCATTATCTTCCACCCTCTCATATGTCTTTGCGAACACATCCGGCTTGCAGGGGTAGAACTCGCCGTTTACACCCTTGATGATGTAGTCGCCAGCAGATGCCTGCATAGTTCCCTCAAGAGTTAAAACAAGGAACATTTTCTTGTTCTCACTCCACACGACATTCATTCCACAAAACTTGTCGATTTCCGTCTGGTTCTTGCCTGTCCACCGGATAGCTTCAACCACAACAGGCTTTTTGCGGTATTTCATTATTCTGCCTCCTCGATTCCATCAAACACAATATTCATCCGCGCCTTGTCATCCAGTTCTCGCAGCGGCTTGTACACAATGCGCTTAAAGCAATCGTCGCAGTACGACATATTGGAAATGCTCGTCGAATGGTTGATCATGCTGCATACAGTAATGCAGATTGCGTTACCGGTGCCATGTTTCAGCTTTGAGCCGCAAATCTCGCATTTATTCATCATCTTCTACCTCCATCTCATCTTTTAGTGATAGCTTACGGCCGCACATAAAACAATAGTTGATTTTGCTGGGTCTACATTCAGCCATAGCAACTAATTCATAACTATTGTCATAAAAATTCCTGTGAATTATAAAGTCGCCTAAACATTTTGCGTCTGTACGGCAATAGGGACAGTTCTTTTGTTCTTCGGTCATTCTTTTTTATTCTCCAGTTTCATACGCTTAATAGCGTTTTGCACGACCGCTACAATCGAACAACACTCACCAATCGTGAGATACGGTGCGATATCTCGTACCGTTGCGATAAGGGCACGCGCCGCCACCGGTTTAATTGGCCTGTCAAATACCTCATTGTTAATTCGATCCATTGTCCGCCCTCCTGTTCCATGCTTCAGCAGCTTCTTCGTATCTATCCCTGTTGGTAACAGGTGCTATATATTCTGCTCGTGAAATTACACTGTTCTGCCGAAAATAAATTCCGCATTTTTCACAACCGACACGACATTCGATGGCGAAAATAGGCATACTCACCATATACAGATAGTTCGCTTTGCGTTCACAAGAAGCGGATGCCTCTCCCCCGCAGAACGGACAAGGTTTTAATTCAGTCATTGTCAGCCCTCCTGTTCCACGCTTCTTTTGCCTTTGGATGGGTGTTATAGCAAGGGATTTGTGCGTGACACTTCTCGCAAATGATATAAGGTCTAAAATATAGGTATTCCACCGAGATTCTGTTGCTCCCGCAGAACGGGCAAGGTTTCAGTTCAGCCATTGTTAGCACCTTCCTTTTCCAAAGCGTATTCTCTTAAATCACCGAATCCATATTCATCGCCGTATTTCAGCGAAACGGTAATTTCTTGGCAAGTAGGACAACGATAACAACTCCACAGACCGTTATCAATTACACAACTGCGTTCCATCGAAGTTCCACTGGGAAATTTTCGACCGCAGCCAAAGCACACATGGTCTTTCCGTGTTTTAACGGTTTTCTGCCCAATCACCTCAGCCATTGTCTGCATCTCCGTCCATATTCTTCATAATGCTTTGTACGATTGTCTCAATCAAACGGCACTCATCAGCAGAGAAAAGTGACAGATCGCACGTTGTCTCAATCGGATCAAACATCTTTTCACAGATTAACCCGGCCGCCAAATGCTTGTTTGCTAAATCCATTGCCCACCTCTCCTCATCTTTTGCACGGAGAACAAAACAATCTATCAATCCAAGATACTTTTCCGTCGCCATAAGTAGCGCATTTCTTCGACTGACAAGTTCCATTCTCTTTGTGATAATAAATGCAGTCTTTGCACGGATTCCGCATTATTCTGCGCCTCCGTCCATCTTCGCGCCGCAGTTAGGACAGATAGGGTAAATACCCTTTTTGTTCCATTGATATTCTCTGTGCATTGCTTCCCCGTCACACTCTGAACAGTCACAACAATAATCACTGTTTTTCCAGTGCGGTCGAATCCACTTTCCATGCAACACCGGCACAACGTCGGCGGCGGGCGGCGAGGCAACAATCTCCATTGCCATGGCACCGTCGGAACCGTCCACCCATTTTGCCGCCATCACCGCTCTTATGGCAGTATCCCGCTTAATGTATCCACCCATTTTCGCACCCCTTTCCCAAATGAGTTGCACTTTTCTGCTTCTCAAAGTAAAACTCAATCGGCTTTTCATTCTC